CGCTGCGGAACTAGCAGTAGAAATCATTGAGGCTCTTGATGAATCAAGATTCAAACGTGAGTCCTACATACTCGTAGCGCAACTAGCACGTTGGGCTCCAGTCCAGGCGTGGGGTGAGTTCAGTACAAAACTACAAGTCGAGAAGTTCATGAAGAACTTATCGGGAGTAGATGCAGAAGGTGGACGAGCAGTCATTGTTCATCTTGAACAACCAGATAAATTACTCGAACGGATTGGAGCAAAGTAATGTGGACAATTGTTTACATCGCCATCACTGCGTATGTCGCTTATCGTATTGGCAAACGCAAGGGTGAGCAGGAGATGTATCAGTTATGCAAGAACGCTGACCAAGTTCAGCGTGAGTTCTTCTCACGCATCAGCTTGAACTAGCATCAGAAGGGGCGGGGGCTTGTGCCTCCGCCTCTTTTTCATTACGCGCCTGCGCCTCCATAGACTTCAACATCGTTGCCCAATACAACTTATAGAACTCGGAATCAAACGAGAATCTCTTCATGTGCTTCACTGTTGCACCAGTATGAACATGAAGCGGAATTCCAGCCTCTCTCATCTTCATAAAGAACTGGATATCCTCACCAATAAACGTATCCTTCTCAGCATTAGCCTCATCCATTGACTCAATAAAGAATGAACCTTCACCATGAAACTCACGCATCTTGTCAGCCACTGAACGATGCATCAATAAGAATCCAAACCCAGCGTAATCAACCTTCAATAACTGGTTGAATGGCAAAGGATGAACGTAAGACATAAGGTACTTATCATCTCCATGCGCCATGAATACTGCAGGATATGGCTGCATGATTGATGATTCCATTTGCTTAGAGATGAAGTAAGTTCCGCTAACAACAGGTCGTTCAACAGCGTGAGCTGATTGCCAAACTAATTGAAGAGCTTCGTTCGTAAGAACGATATCGCTATCTACCCAAAGCAGCCAATCAAAGTTAGTCTTCTTATGCCACACATCGAATGCTGTCTGGCGTTGCCTGCCTATCTGGTTTCCTTGCACACGCTGTGCGCTAGTAATAGGTAGCCCCGCAGTTAATAGCGTGTAGACAACACCCTCCATAAACTTGCCATCGACCGTTCCATTGTCACACCAACAGACCATAATCTGATTGTTGCGTTCGCTGGTAACAGCTGACTCCTTAACCCGCTTAGCGGGATTGCCTGACTTACCCATTGTGATTTCCTCCCCAGCCTCCGCCTTTGAAGTGAACTGGATTTGCTGTCCATACTCTGGTCATTGTTCGAAAACATTTCTCACAATCTGGACCAACTTCAAATCGTATCTGATACTCCTGTTTGTAATTGCATTCTTTGCATTCGTATTCGAATGTTGGCATTACTTCTTTTTCTTCTTCCTTGCAACCGCAGCATTGTCGATTAGGTTTGGATATGGACGACCATTAGCTTTAGCACGAGCACGTGCTTCAGCTTTTTGTTCTGGTGTCAGCGGTGTTGATGTCTTCTTTGGGTTAGCTGTTTTCCAAAATGGTTTCTTCATTAGTATGGCGTAGCCCCTCCGAGATACTCGGTGATATCTCTTAGTCCTTTATTAATAATCTGCTCCACTCTTTGTGGAGAGATGTCCCACTCTTTTGCAATCTCAGCAAGAGGTGCATCAGTTGCATATTTAGTTTTTAATATCTGATGTGTACGTAGGTCAAGCTTCTTCATAGCCCTATCTACATCAGCAAGCATAGCCAATAAGTTGTTGCCTTCACTAGCTTGACGCTTAGCTTTAACACCATGAATATCTGGGTCCATTACTTGGTTAGATAGGTGAGCATCGTCAGAGCCAAGCACTTTGATAAGAGTTTCAATCATAGCCAAGCGATAGAAGTATTCATCGCCCAACTCATAACCAAGCGCACGAGCTTTCTCTTTGCGAGCGTATCGCTCGCCAGCCCTACGAATAAATGTACTAAACGCTTTGTATCCCTGCTTGAGCTCTGCCTCATCCTCACGCATTAGGTACTCGGACACTTTATCTTTACGTTTCCAGGCGTATTCATTCATGGCTTGTCTAACATCATCAAGCTCAACAAATCTATGATATCTCTTTGAGATACCCCAAGCAATGTTACTTGTTATGTCGTTGATGATAGCCCAAATCTCATGGTCTTTTTCTAGTTCAGTCACGTGACTTCACCAAGTATTCAACAGACCTAAGCATTAAAGAAATGTCATCGCCAAGCAAACCAAGAGCACGATTGTGATTAGAACAAAGCAAGCCACGCACCTTGCCAGTTGTGTGGTCGTGGTCTATATCAAGAGCTCGCTTGCCTTCTGGTTTCTTGCCACAGATATAGCATCCACCATTTTGGTCTTCAAGCATTTGTTCGTAATCTTCCACGCTAATTCCATACATACGGATGCGGGAGATACGTTGCTCTTCGTAAGTTTTATTTCTGTTTCTCGGCATACTTAGCCCATACCCCACGCTGTACCATTAGTGCGATGATTGCATAGTTTGCCAAGTCAACAAACGAATCTTCAAGAGATTCATTCTGCGGAGCTATAGTTTTTTTACTATAGATAAGATTCTTCAATCTCTCCAACTTGTCGGACATGCGTACCATCAGCCCATTGGTTGCGCCACCTGGCGCATGCCAGATGTTGTATGGACCATAGTCAATTTGTTTCTTAACTAAGATTGCCAACAGTTCATCATAGATTTTTTGTGCATCTTCTTCGAACTGCAGGATGGTTGTATCTTCTGACAACGGAGCCCCTTCTATTCATCCAGTGCGTTAATCAACTTAGTTAACGCTTGAGCTCCTTGACTTACAATTATACTATTGACATCACTATCAGGCGGTAGCGACACGCGGACAGCTTGAGGTATAGCGTCGCTTAATCTGCGGGCAAGTTCCTGCCCTGGGTTAGACCCATCGTCCTTAACATCATTATCAGTAGCTATAATAACGCGCCCAATCCCGTCAAAACAACGGCTAAAATGAGGCTTCCAAGCATTAACACCAGCCACAGCGACAGCAGGATGCCCAGCAAGAGTAGCACTAATCGCATCAATCTCTCCTTCTACAATTAATACTTCATGCACAGCATGAAGAATGGCACTGACATTATATAGGTGGTGTTTCTGACCAGTAGGAATCATATACTTAGGGTCACCGTCATCTATCCGACGGAACTTAAATCCAACCACACCAGCCTCAGTTATATATGGGATGGATAAGTGGTGCTTGAGTCTGTCTTCATGCCCAGGTGCTGGGTCAACTACATAGCCAAGCTTAAACTTTTCAGCACCGTCGAGAATGCCACGCTTCTCAAGGTATGCCTCGGCTGGCGAACCAATAAGGTTCGCATGATATGTGTTGGCTGCCTTAGTCCAAAGGTCAATAAGCTTTTGATTAGGTTTCATTTCTTTTCCTGCCTATGTACTACAAATGGAGGAGAAGTATACACATCATTCTTCGCTGCAATCTGCAGCGCCTTCTTCCAGTTAGCACCAGATGCGATAGCACCTATGGCATAGGATGACCCTGAACCTAAACCATAGATGCCATCATCGCGAAGGAAGACTGAGTACGTATCATCTACTTCATAGATGGTTCCGTTCACAGCCATAAGAAAAAGAAATTCATATTCATCTGCCTTCTCGTCGTGAACAAATCCATTCTCTCTTAGACACTCACGCATACTAGGAATGACAGTTGTAATCATGAAGTGATAAATGTCTTTTGTATTAGCTGGTATGGCTGGTGGTTTCCATATGTGTTGGACTATGTCACATGGTTGAGTTGTGCCAGCACCAGCGATTAGAAACTTACCGCGCTTGGTAATCTTGGTTACGATTGGATGTGAATAGGGGCGACCCTTCTCAGTTGTAGTTCTACTATCGGCTGCAATCAAGCAGCCATCTGGTTCTTGGATACCAATGATTGTTGTCATCGAACTGACCGCAATCTAGGTGGAGTCCAACGACTACTGGACTTACGTCCACGTGTCGGAGCTGGGCTCTTCGACTCCTTACCTATGTTCTTCTCCGCCCATTTACGAGCGTCTGAGTATGTTAAGTTTTCACGAGCCATGATTATGTGAATACCAGAACCACGACCGTTGCATGCATAACATACCCAGACACCCTTGTCTGAATTCACTGAAGCAGACTTGTGTGAGTCATCGTGTACAGGACAAAAGATGGACTTCTCCCCACCAAGCGGTAGGTCTAATCCATAATGACTGAAGACTGCTTCTAGGAATTCAGGTTGATTCATTTGTTAATACCAATTCCTTTCCTGGTGGAACCTGTACGCATTGCACCAAGTTTCATATCGATGTAGCACATACTTGTGTGCTTCTTCTGTTTGTTTGAGTAATGACCAATCTGGTTTTGCCCAGAGTAATTGCCATACTCCACGTGCTCCACTCGATTTGTTGTGGGAGTCCACGTTGTATCGGCTCTCCTTGTACGCTATTCGTAGCGCACACCAAGCCTCGCGTTTGTTGTTTGTGACCTGCGCTATCGCGAACTCCACTCGTTCCTGCTTGTCCGTTATTACGGATAAACGTTTCTCGACTGTAAGTTCTGGCGACAGTGCTTGTGCTGGCGATGCCAATGGCAGAGCCAAGCCAAGCAAGGTCACTAGCACTAACCGCATAGTTACCTCTTTTCATTTTGTGAAACTCTGTCACAGCTTCACTGATGTCCATTGTAACCTGCCTGTTTTAGCAGATTCACCCAGAGCTCCGCAGGCATTACTGCATACGACTCTGAGATATTAGATGTGCCACGCTTTTTAATTAGCACAACTCCTGTTTCTGCATCCGCATGAATCATCTCATCCTCTAACTCTTTGAGATATCCAGGGATGTTAATTCTTTTTTCATTCTTACATTCTATAACAACGCCATCGATACCATCAATGTCACCGACATCGTCATGTCTACCTGCACCATACGCCCGCTCAGCACAGGGATAACCCATACTGATAAGCCACTTCACTACATCACGTTCGTACTGTGAGCCCTTGCGTTTGGATGGTGTAGTCATTAGAACTCAATGCTAAACCAGAATGGTCCAATGTCTAAGTTCAAACCCCATCTATCAAGGCTAAAGCCAATAGCAATCCTTCTTAAATTGTAGCCAACATGAAACCAAGTTGTCTTAAATAATCTAACTTCTAATGAGCCAATATATTTCATATGTAATCCTTTACTAGTACCTCTTGAATAACCATATTTCTTTTGCGCCTAATTGCCTTGCGCTCCATCGGGGTAGTTCCACCCCACATACCAAATGCTTCGTGCCTTACTGCCCATTCCAGACATTCATTCTTAACCACGCAGTTATCACATATCTTGCGTGAGTATTTATATATATCAGTACCGCTTCCGTTTTCCTCTGGGAAAAAGAATTCAATACCAATCTCTCTACATAGCCCCCTGGTTAAGTCTGGAAATTTCATTCTGGTTAACCTTTCTCAACAACTTAGTTGTTGCCAATAAGTTTTCAATTGTTATTAAGTAACCCTTGCTTTTATTCGGGGGGATATCACAAGTTATTTCATGACCGAAATTTCTTACTGCATATCTTAGGCTTTCTGTTGGAAGCATGATGACCATGTCTTCCAATACAAACGCCCAGTAATTAGATTGAGTTACTGATAAGCCAGACGGTTCCCAAGATTCAGATTTAAGATACCAGCATTCAATCTCGATGTAAACATTTCCAGTTTGATGCCACTTACGGTCACGCTTTACTTCAACAGTTTTACCATTAGTTAACAGTTGTTCGACAAGCTTCTCTCCCTCACGTCCGTAAGAGAAATCTAAATCGAAACTAGACTTTGTTATTTCCATTGACTCATTGTCCTTGCTCTAAACAATTCGGCAGATGAGTTGTACAAAGTCATCTTGCTAGCTTCCGCTGCAAGTGTTATATATTCTTCAGCATTTGGGTCAGCCTTACCGTGACGATTCTTTACGACCGCTACACGATAGGCATTGTTAATGCTATCCAACGCCACAGATAAAACCAGTTCTGGTAGGGCTGCAACCTTGCCCATCAGAGCCTTACGTGGCGCTGGGTAGTTAGGCTTAGACATCTTCTCGTTCTCCGATACGTGATGAAGAACGATAAAGGCAGTTTCATATTCACGTGCCATGTAATGAAATGCAGACATTGCATCACGCAACGCTGTCCATTCGTTGTCGCTTGATGAAGCGACGTTCATTAGGTTATCGACATACACCGCTACAGGTGCAGAACCGTGCAGTTCAATCCACGCTTCAACCTCTTCCTCAATGTCTTGTAATGAGGGCGCTGGGTCAAAAGCAAACCGAACATGTCCTGCACCTTCAGCCAATGCATCTTCAAGAAGAACACTGGCTTCAGTATCCATGATTCTCTCAACGTCAGACACTTCTCTGTCCATGATGATTGCACCTGCACGAGT